TCATAAATCTTGGTAGTATTTTCCATTTTAAAAAAGTTTCTACATTCATTGTTTTAAAACCTCATTTAATCCAAAACCTTCTAATAAAACTAAGGTAAAGAATAACAATAAAATTCCACCTGCTATTAGTTTACCAGAAAAGTTTGTTGAGCCTATCTTTATGGCTACAAACTCGTTGCCCAATATTCTTAAAGATAATTCAAAACTATTTTGACCTATATCTAAATTAACTATTTTTTTATCTTTGTCCATTAGTACACCTTTACTTTCTCTGTATCCACAAATGGTACGAGCTTACATATACACTCATATGTTTGTGGCTCATCACCTTTCATAAATGTTTGATTGTCCAGTACATCTTTGTAATGTATACACACGTTCACATTACGAAAATATATACCACCATTAACAATACCATTTAATGTGCAAGCAAGTAAAAAGGCTGTCATTTGGCTATACTCCTAAGACTTTCCATGACTTTGTCTATACTTGGTTCTTGTCCATTAGGATTGAAAACACAGCGGTATTGTTTAGGGCAACCAACTCTTATATCTGTAAATTCTAATTCGAATGTGGCATTAGCACCTTGATAGATACAAGCCATTTTATCCTTGAAAACTTGTTGTTTTTTTAATCTACAAGTGGTCATTTTAGGTGGTGTTATAGTGCCATTGTTTAACTTTTGGTTTCTTGTGTAGTCTTTAGGTGCATTATAAATTTTACCTTTTGCGAAAGCCTTTACACCAAAAACTATCATGGCCATTAATAAACCAATGATGATAAACCCATATGCGACCCATTTAATAACCTCTAATATTTCTTCTTGTTCTTTTTTAGCTTTTATTCTGGCTTGTTTTTGGGCTTCTTTAGCTTGATTAATTCTTTCTGCTCTTTCAGCTAATATAGAATCCCAAGCAGTAGGTCCAAATCTTAAATTTATTAATTGTTTAAGTTCGTTTCTTTGTTCTTCTAATAGTTTTCGATTGATAAAATCTTCTGCACTTGATTCAACTGAGCCAAATTGCTCTTTTAATGATAGACCTTTGCCTTGACCTTTATTCATCTGCTCTTCGCCTAGAAAAAAGCCGTCTATCTGTTTAGCTATGTCCTTAATGTCGTTTACAGTACCTATGTTGCTCTTGATGAAATCTACTGACTTTTGGACTAGAGCTATACCTGTAAGAATTTCAGCAACGACCATAATTACCTCTAAAAAATCCCCTGAAATCTTTGTGGTTTAGCTATTTCAGAAAACTTCTTTATAATTCCACCATTACGTTTTTTTATTATTTTTTTTTGTGGTTTTTTTTGGTCTGCCTTTTTTTGCTTTTTTTTTGACTTCCCTGCTTTTAACAACGCTATCGCTATTGCTTGCTTCTGTGGATATTTCTCTTTCCTCAACTTGCGTATGTTCTTGCTGATTGTCTTCTGGCTCGATCCTTTCTTCAACGGCATTTACAACTCCCTCTTTTGCAAGTCTTCTTTGTCTTTTTTTCTCTTTCTCAACTTTCCAAATTTTTTCTCTAATTGAACTAACCATAACTTATCCTTTCATAGCTTTCATGGCAGCTATATCTCTAGTTGTTTGATCCCTTTGATTGGCTATTTCTTCTTGTTGGTCTAATCTTTGTTGATCAAGAAGAATATCATTTCTTTCTTTTTCCTTCTCTAAATTTTGTTTTTTCTCAAACTGATCTTGCTTCTGTGCTATCTCTTGACCTCTTAAAGCTAACTCTTGTTTTCTTATTGTTACAAGAGGATCTTCACTTGGTGGAGGTGTTAAGGCTTGTGCATACTGTTCTTGAATTTCAGCAGCTAATTCTGCACTTCTTGAAGCTATTTGATCTTGCATGGCTTTCATAGCATTTGGATCTTGTTGCATCATCATTTGTTGCTCTGGTGGAATTGAAGCCATTACTTCTTGTTGTGCTTGCAATTCTGACATTAAAGCAATGTGTTCTGATATATGACCTTGTAATGTCATAATTATTGCTGCATTTGCTTGTGCAACTGGCGTGCTTATCATAGCTAAATGAGCAGATATATGTGCTTGATGATTTTGTTCTGGAAAAGCATTTAAAGCACTGCCTTTTAAAGCTTCTTGATTTTCTTTTGCAGGGTTCATGGGCATAGGCTGAGGGGGAGGTTGCAACACAGCCTCAATGTTTGTAACGCCCAATGCTTCATACATTTTTCTGTAGGCTTGATACATTCCATTAGGCCCATGAATCTCTGGATTACTTTGTGCTAACTGCAATTGTGTTTGTGCCAAAGCAATACGCTGTGACATAGAAAATATATTTGGGTCTGAAACTGGTAATATATCAATTCTGTCGTCAAAATCTGCTTGTTTGATTTCTGGTGGAGCACCTGGAACTTGATATGGATACATCGGAACATCCATAGCAAATATTCTTCCAAGCAATTTAAATTCTATTTTCTGTGAGTAATGAAGTCTTTTGTGTATAGCAGACATAACCTTGGTGCCACGCTCCATTATAGCCATAGTGGTGCCAACTGGAGCATTACCTTGCATCTCTCCAACTTTCATGTCTGCCATTGATGCAAAACGTCTACCAGAGTCTACAAGGGTTCCTAATAGTGAATACAAGGTCTGGGAAGGCTCTTTAAATGGAAGAGGCATGATTGCTTGCCTTAAATCCATACCTACCATGTCTACGTCTCTAAACTCTCCAGGACTAAGAGGTGTTTCATCATCTCTTATTCTTGCACCTCTTGCTTTAAATCCAGCAGGAAGGTTAGATAACGTACCAGCATCTATTAATTGTCTTAGTATTGATGTTGAGGCTCTTGATAAGCCACCTATCATATGCGTGAGACCAAAGCCATAAAAGCCAAGACCAGGCAAAAACTTATAGTGTACAAAGTAAGGTATTTTCCTACGGAACGGATCAATTTCGTTGAAATTCCTTTTGATCGATAAGACTTCACCAGATTTCTCCACTATTGTTACAACATAAGGTAGCTTTAATCCAGTTGGCTCTCCGTCTTGCCCAATATCTTCAAAACCTGCTAGGTCTAAATCTGTGTGAACTTCATATAAAGTTAACTCTTCATTATCACTTGTACTTTTTTCTACACCTTGAATTTCATCTATTGTTTCTTTTACTTCATCATAGTTAGTAGAACCACCGTCTGTTGATGGTAAATCTATATCTTTATAAAAACCTTGTAATTGTAGTTTTCTAATCTCATTTTTACCCATTCTTACTACATGAGTTATACGTGATGACGTTCTTAAATCTGTAGCGTTATATGGAACGATTAAATCTTCTGCATGAACAAACTTTGATACCGCTCTTTGCATTGATGGGTCAAAATAAATCTTTTTAAAAGCAGAGCCTACAATTGGGAGGTAAAATAACATCTGATCTAACTCAGGGTCATACTCTTCCATTTCATAGGTTATTTGGTAATTCATGTAGTTCTTAACACGCTCTGCTTGTGCTAATAACTCTGGACTTTCTGAACCCACAATAACTGTCCTAACTGGACCACCCGCAGGCAACATCTCTCTATAGGCTTGTGCTTGAAACTGTGTGACGCTTTCTGCTAATAACGGATGAACAACGCCAGAAGCACCATCAAAAGGCTCTGTTCTGTCTTCATAGTTCATACCAAGAAGCTCTAAGCCACTTTTGTATGTGTCTTCCCACTCTCTTCTAGAAGAAATATCATCTTCAATGGCACCAACTAAATCAGTTGAAATTACACCAAGCTCATCCTCATCAATAAAGTCTGCTAGATTGGCATCGAATGGCACTGGTAAAGTTGTTTCTACTTCTTGTTGTATCTCACCTATGATAGCAGAGCCGTCATCAAGTTCTGTTACTCCAGGTGTGATATCTGCCTCTGGCAAAGGTATCTGTATGCCTTGAGGTTGTTCTACGTTTTCAACGCCATTTACTTTTTCAATTGCCATGTTTTATCTGATGGAAAATCCACCACCTTTTATTGCTGCACCTTGTCCACGGCACATCATTTTACTACCTTTGCCTTTAACACTACCACCATATTCATATTTTGATGCTAGATTAGGATTAATCTTTTGCTGAACCTTTTCTGGTAATTTTGAAAAGCCTTTATATTTGGAAGGAACAGCTTCACCACCCTTTTCCATCTTTTTTGCATTTTGTTTAGCTACCTTTTTGCTAAACTCCTCATTTATAATTTTTGTTTTATCAGCTCTAAATGGATCTTTTTTAGGTCTCTTTTTTGGTTTTGCTATTTCTCCGCCAGCTTCTTTCTTTTGTACCTTCTCTTCTTTCAATCTATCTCTTAATTGTTTTGGAACATTTTCTTCAAATAATCCAGTGGTGCCTTTTAACAACGCTGTTTTTTTCTCTTCTGAAGAAGCAGGTTTATAGCCTGCCATATCTAGCATTGAGCCTTTATCTCCGCTTGAAAAAGGAAATCTTGCAATAACATTTGCCCTTTCATATGCTTCACCCACGGCTTTTTTGAGAGTTTTAGGTTTCGTTATTTTTTTAGGACCACCTAAATTTTCAACTTGCTTTTGAATTCTCTTATCTCGCTGTTTTTGCGTATAACTTTTTCTTGAACTCACATTACTCTCCTGTGTCTGGGTTAATCATTCTTGATCTAGTCATGTTAATAACCTCGCCTCCGTTAGCCATCTGTATTGTCTTTTGTTGAACACTAAACGGATCTTTCTTAGGGTTAGGTGTTATACTAAAAGTCTGTGGCTTTGCACTAACTTTACTTACTTTTGCAGATTTTTTCAAATTCTTTATCATAGCG